AGTCTATAGTTCCTAAGATGCGAGAAGCATTCCCTGGTAAAGGTATGTTTATGGAGACTGGTGATGGCAAAGATGAGCATTTTGTTGGCGAAGATATTATCTTTTTCCGCCGTATGAAGGCAGCAGGTGTACCACTACACGCCCATACTGGAGCACTGGTAAAGCATATGAAACGCTTTAGCGTTGACTATGACTACTATGCATTGTATTGGGCTAACGAACATTTAAAGACAAAACTTAAGGAACAAGAGCAACAAGGAGAATAAGTGGCTGGTCGTGATATTACAGAAGGTCGCGGTTCTAATGTCGCGGACGTTGGTTATGCTATCGCTGTTGATGTTGGTGTAGTTGCTACTGATGCTATCTGGCAGAATACTGATATAGCCTATGATGTTGCTATCGGTGGTATGCCATTCATCTATGCCATCAATGATGCTAACCCATATATTCGCCAGACTGCTCCTTATAGGAAAGAACAATTCGATAATCAAACCGAGCCTGGTGAGCAGACCCTCACTGGTTGGTGGATTAGAAGCCAGTCATCCTTTCATAGCGGAACAGGAATTACTTTCTTTGACCCTGCTTTAGTAATCAATGAAAGCACATACCGCTTTGCCGACAGTCGTAATGTAGACGTTTGGACTAAAGGCGAAGTAACCCTACTTAATGCTGTTGCTGAAGAGCATTATGTTACAGGAGCAGTATCTAGTAACCTAAGAGCAAATCAATCTTTACGCTCTATTAAATATGGCAGCACTCAAGGTGTTCTTCTAAGAGATGAATATGATGTAGATAAGATTGCTCAAGATGGAACTGTCACTCACTTTGTTGATTATGTTTCTGGCACCGATGACAAAGTATTTGCTATCTGTGATGATGGAACTACTGCCTATTGGGTCACCAATGATACTGGCCCATCAGGCAAACTAGAGGTAAATAAGAAAGCCCTTACTGGTGATGCTTCTACTTCTGCAACAGTTATGTTTACAGCCAATGGTATTACTGTAACTAATGCGGTAATGGAGTTTGTCAAAGAGCGTATTGTTATGTGTGCTAATGACAAGGTATATGAGTTCTCCTCAGCAGCCTCAGCCCTACCTACTGCAGTTTATACACATCCATCTAGTAGCCACGTATTTACTAGCATAGCAGCATCAGGTCCTGCAATATATGTTGCTGGTTATAATGGCATTCAATCCACTATATTAAAATTTACCCTCAGTACCGCAGGTGTTATGCCTACCCTGACCCAAGCGGTAGTAGCAGCAGAGATGCCAGTGGGCGAGATTATCCATAAGATTCATTACTACTTAGGCTATATGATTATCGGAACCAATAAAGGTATTCGAGTATCTGTAGTATCTGATGTAGATGGGTCTATAAACTATGGTCCTTTGATTGTTGAAACTGACCAGCCAGTGTATGACTTCTGTTCACGTGACCATTATGTATGGGCAACGGCTGGGGTCGATGGATACCCAGGGTTAATTCGTATTGACTTAAGTCAGCAACTAGAGCCTTTAGTTTTTGCTTACGCAAATGACATTTATTATGGCACTTCACTTGGTCACGAAACCACAGCCTGTGCTTTTGCTGGTGATACTGATAGACTTGTCTTCTCATCAGAATCCAACACTGTTGGCGGGACTATTACTAATAAAGCACTTACAAGCAATGTTGCTACCTTGACAACTGCTACAGCCCACGGATTAAGCGTTGGAGATGAGGTATGGGTTCAAGGTGTTGACTCAACATTTAACTCTACGAATTTATTTACAATAACCGCTGCTACTACAACTACATTTAGTTATACCAAAGCAGCCACAAACGTAGCCTCAACTGCAGTAACCTCGGCAACTGCTTTAACAAATGTACCTGGTTATACTTACATTGAAAGCGCTAGTGAAAAAGCCACAAGTGGATATCTACAAACAGGCTTTATAAGATACAACACATTAGAGCCTAAAAACTTTAAACGTTTGATAGGTCGAGGTGAATTTGAATTCGGCTCTATGTCCCTACAAACAGTAGATAAAGATGGTTTAGCATATGATGTAGTCAGTTATGACGCATCAGTTCCAGCAGTAGAAGTAACTACCAGCCAGCCAGCAGGAGCACAAGAATTTTTAGCATATAAATTTGTTCTAACCAGAGACGCTACAGATAATACCAAGGGTCCTATCTTCAAAGGCTATCAGGCTAAGGCTACAATCGCTACACCTCGACAACGAGTAATTAGATTTCCCGTCTATTGTTTTGACGTGGAGACAGACAAGTACAATGTTATGGTCGGCTATGAAGGCCGAGCCTTAGACCGAATCAATGCTCTAGAAACCATTGAAGAAGATGGCGACATTGTTACCTGGCAAGACTTAACAACTGGCGAATCTCGTCAGGTTTCTATAGAACAAATACAATTCACTCGTATGACTCCACCAGATAGAGGGTTTACTGGCTATGGAGGAATGCTTACTATGACTGTAAGGACTGTGTAATGACACCTACCGAATGGGCTGGCCTAGCCGTAGCCACACTAACAATGATAACTGGATTTGCTGCACTTGTGCGATGGCTAGTCAAGCATTATCTCTATGAACTTCGCCCTAATGGTGGCTCAAGTCTGAAGGATAAAGTTGATTCTTTAGAAAATAAAGTAGAACTATTAACTGAATTAATCAAGGAATCTTTGAGGAGATGAATGAAACCTGTAGCCAAAGTAGCGTCACCTGCTGCTACTGCTGTGCTCCGTCAAGCGACAGCGTTGTTTCCGAAGCGCAAGAAACTGTCAGACGGGTTGTTGCCTTCGTTAGCGCATCGGAAAGCCAACCCGAATTCGGACCACAATACTGGGCTAGCAGTCGACTTGACCCACGACCCTGAGGGCGGTATTGATTGTGCTATCATTTTTGAGAAACTTAAAAAAGATGAACGAGTGGATTACCTCATATACAATAAAAAAATTTGGTCAAGAGCCAGACGCAAAGAAGGCAATAGGAAGTATACAGGTAGTAATCCTCACGTTAAGCATCTACATATTTCTATTAATGATACTCACCGCAGTGACACTAGCCCCTGGTTCTGGTGGCTAAATCAATCTAAAGTTGTGAATCAAATAAAGGCTAGATTAAAACCTATTCCTAAAAAGAAATATAATGTTGATAAATCCATTGTCGGCAATCTATTCAAAAAGAAATTACGTGTACATATGGTTTGCACTTGCAAGACCTGTCCTATCCATAAGAAAGGCAAATAATGAAAGCAGTTAAAAAACTAAAAAAGAAGTTTGCTAAACCAGAATTTAAGGCTGCCCTTAAGTCCTACCTTCGTGCTGTACTGGCATCGGCTGTGACTATGGGGATTGCTTTGGCTACTGACTTAGCCCCTGAGTATGCTGTTTTAATTGGCGGCCTCACTGCCCCAGCAGTTAAGTGGGCTGATAGAGCCGAGGCTGACTTCGGACGAAAGTTTGAAGAGGCTGCTGAGTAGTCCTTTAAACGTCCTATAAGGCGATTTAAGACCATAAGACCCCCAACCTAAGGTGATTACCTTGGGAAGGGGGTTCTTTTTCTTTTTGTCGGCGTGTCGGTTTGGTAAAAACTTTGACATCGTGTGTATAATTTATCTATAATAGATAATATATATAGGGGCGAAGCCCCTTATTATATATATAATATATTATAATATATACAACTAAATATTCCTAGCCCAAGTGTTGAGTACTCTCCTGTCCTCCGCTTAGGGCTAGGATATCTAACGACAGGAGAAGTAAATGATTCAATTACAGGGCTATGAACTGCCAGCCCATATATCTTATTCGGCATTCACCACATACCTGACTTGTGGGTATCAGTATTATCTAGGTCGACTGTTAAAACTACCCGAAGAGCCAAGCATCTGGTCTGCTGGTGGTAGAGCATTCCACGCAGCAACCGAGGAATGGGACCTAGCAAATGACTAATGCGTTATGGGCTAAAGCCTGGAGTGATGAGACCAAGGAACTTGATTTTACTAAGGCTAGAGTTGCTGGAAGAGCAACCATTGCTAACCCGAACAAGGAAGATGCTAACTGGTGGAATGAGAAGGGCCCACAGTGGGTCGATAACTACATCTCTTGGCGTAAGAGCAATACGAATTGGAAGATTTGGAAAACCCCTCAAGGGGCTAGAGCAATCGAAATAGAACTCAATCCTGTCATCGCAGACGTGCCTGTGAAGATGGTGATTGACCGTGTCTTTGAGGTTGATGGTGAACTTATTATCGTTGACCTTAAGACATCAGCGCGTAGACCAATATCTGACTTACAACTCGGCTTCTACAAAGTCGGGCTAGAGATGATGCTTGGTGTAAAAGTCAATCAAGGAAACTACTGGATGTCCAGAGACTCTGGGACAGGAGAGATGATTGACCTAAGTAGATATACCGTAGATATGCTCGAATATTTAGTGTCGGGCTTTGATAAGGCTCGCAAGGCTGGTATATTTCTTCCTAACCTATCCAGTTGTAGTTTCTGTGGACTCACAGAACACTGCACATTTACGAAAGAGAATAAATGAACAACGACGATTGGAAGATTCAAGTCTCCATCAAATCATCAGCATCTAAAGATGCAGATATGATTAACGTTCGCGCTAATACTGCTGACGAACTCAGTGTATTACTAGAGGGCGTATCTAATTACTCAACACAAATAGCAGCAACTGCTAAGATGGTTCAGGCAGCGTACACAACACTCCCTTTAGTGACGCCGCCTTCAATTCCCGCCACGCAGCCACCAGTCTCCTCCGTACCAGACCAGGCGCAGCAAGCAGGCCCTACTTGTATTCACGGACCTAGAGTGTGGAAGAGCGGTATAAGCAAAGCGTCAGGAAAACCATATGCATTTTGGTCTTGCTCACAACCAATGGGCGCTACACAATGCAGGCCAGTTAGTTAATAACCCATAAGAATTGAGACCACTTGCTGTTCGGGGAAGGTGGTAAGTGGTTTCAACTTAAGACAGGAGCAAGATGAAAACATTAGCAAGGTCAGTTGGTAGAAGTGATATAGGCGGAGAGCCTTTGCCCTCTGTGTTTAAAGCATTTGAAACTAATAAGATTATATTTCGTAGGGCAGAAGTATCAATGATGGCGGGAACGCCAGGTGTAGGTAAGTCAACACTCGCCCTAGGTTTAGCACTTAAGATGAAAGTTCCATCCCTTTACATCTCAGCAGATACCAATGCACATACTATGGCTATGCGATTAGCCTCAATGATTAGTGGTAAGAATCAAACTGACGTTGAGTATCTATTACAAAATGATTTAGGTTGGACTAGGGCTACCCTTGCTAAAGGTAGTCACATTGTGTGGTCATTTGAATCTAGCCCTAGCCTTGTCGATATTGATGAAGAGGTTCAGGCATTTGAAGAACTATGGGGTTGTCCTCCTGTGGCTATCTTTGTAGATAACCTGATGGATGTAGCCACCGACGGGGGCGAAGAGTTCGCCTCTATGAGGGCGATTATGAAGGAGTTGAAGTACCTTGCTAGAGCGACTAACGCTGCGATTATCGTACTACATCATACATCGGAGGCTGTGGAAGGCAAACCGTGTCAGCCAAGGTCTGCACTCCAAGGAAAGGTTGCTCAACTCCCAGCGCTTATCTGTACTCTCGGAGTTGTCGGAACTGCAATGGCTGTTGCGCCTGTCAAAAACCGCTACGGTAGGGCAGATGCAAATGCAAATCTTAACGCGTGGTTAGCATTTAACCCTGAATATATGTATATTGAAGACATCCCAGAGAACGCATAGGAGGAGAACATATGAAAATAAGATATGCAGGAACAGATAAACGAGTAAAGTTTTCAGACTACCTAGGTATCAGTATCTATGAATGGGACGAAGCAGATTATGGATTGACCATAACTCTGTTTGGTCGGGAGTTTAACTTCCTTATCTGGAGGGGAATTAAAAGTAAATAAATGAAACGATATACAGAAATACTACAATGTAAAAATTGCTATTATACTAGAGGTAATAGTGAGTGGTATATTAGTAAAGAAACTAATAACTTTTATTGTACTTATGATTGTTACTTATCTAAAGAAAAGAAAACAGACAATGGATGACGATTACTTAGAAATTCACGCCAAAGAGATGGCTCAGGCTGAATACTTAAGACATAATGCCAAGTGCATACAAAAGATTAATGATGCCAAACCGCAAGTCAAAGATGAATATACACAAGGTGTCCAGGATGGACTAGACTGGGCAATACGCATACTAGAAAAGGATAAAAGTGCTTACTAAATCATCAATTAACAAAAGACTAACTAATCGTTTATGGTTTACCGCAGGGTTTTCTTTTAATAGAATTGCTTTGGGTATTTCTTTGCACCGTAATTACCTTGATGTAGATTTAATCTTTATTTATATTGGATTTGAATTTTACTATGGCAAATCCTAATGGTCGCAAAGGTGCTCAGTTTGAAACCGATGTAATGAAATGGTTTAGGGCTATGGGTGCTGTATGCGAACGACTCACTAAGACTGGAGCCAAAGATGAGGGCGACCTTGTCGCTATTGTTGCTGGTAAGACATACATCTTAGAACTTAAGAACCGAAAGAAGATGGACCTACCTGCTTTCTGGGACGAGGCTCAGGTAGAAACAAAGAACTATACGAAGGCTCGTGGTCTTAAGACAGAACCACCTGCCTTTGTTATAGTTAAACGTCGCAACGCAGGCATAGAGAAGGCTTGGGTCATACAGGATTTGGAACAATGGCTAGACGAGAGGAAGTAAATGACCTACCTAGTATCGCGGAAGTACTCCGTCACTATGGAGCAAGTCTTCGAGCAACCAGCGGGCAAGTTAATCTCCGTTGCCCTTTCCACTCGGACACTCATCAGAGTGGTACAGCCAACCTCGGTAAAAATATCTTCATCTGTTTTGCCTGCGGAGTGCAGGGAAACAGTTTACAAATCATAGCCAGACAGGAGAATGTGAATATCAATGAAGCAAAGCGCATTGCAGAAGGAATTACTGGGACGAGCAGCGGACAAGTACGCGGCAAACATTTATCAGGCGGAAGATTACCTCAAAAGCAGAGGCATTCCAATGGAGACAGCGCGGCTGGCTCGATTAGGCGTAGTCGTAGAGGCTGAAGTAGGACACGAAACGTATCAAGGAAGGTTGAGTATCCCTTATGTTACTAAGACTGGCGTTGTGGATTTACGGTTCCGTTCGCTCAATCCTGCAGTGGAGCCGAAGTATATGGGACTCACTGGGGCTGATACTAAAATGTATAATGTTCTTGATATTGAGCGGGCAGGTGATTTTATTGGTGTATGTGAAGGCGAGTTGGATACTCTTACTATGTCTTCCTGTGTCGGTATTCCTTGTATTGGTGTTCCAGGGGCTAATAGTTGGAAGAAACATTACACGAGACTCCTTGCCGATTTCGAGCGAGTCTATGTCTTTGCTGACGGGGACCAGCCTGGAAAAGAATTTGCTACCAGCCTCGCCCGAGAACTACCAGTTACTATCGTCCAATTCCCAGACGGAGAAGATGTTAACTCGTTCTATATTTCAAACGGGGCGGAAGCAATTAGACAGAAGATACATTGATGAATGAGGAAGACCTATATTGTGACGGATGTGGGGAGCATTTCGACAACTCTTTTGAAATGGTAGACCACCACCTAGAGGATGGAGATGAGTTCGACCCAGCGATAGTCTTGCCCAATGGGGTCAGGCTCCTTGTTGGTAGCCTACTTAGGTTTATTTATGAACACGCAGACCGACCAGAACAAATCAGACAAATAACACAATCCACATATGTTACACTTTACGCTGCTGAATCTAATAGTGAAGTCTTGGATGAAATCATCGAAGAAGTTGTGGTTGGGTCTGAAATGTTGAAGTTTGATTCAAGTCTTAAGACACTACTAGATGAAAGCAAACCCGATGAAACTGACGAAAGCGGAGCGTGAAGAAGTATGGCAGATTACAGAGCATCTAACAAGGATGGGTTATCAGATTACGCAAGTAGAATCAGAGAAGCAAACTCTAACTCTAACAATAGTAATCCCCCTGCTTTCGTCCAAAATGTAGAAGAGACTTTCAGTGAACTTAAAATATTACTATTACAAAAGCACTTTGATTACGGTCCGAAGAACATTAGCGAATCACCAGGTGGACCTGTCAATGGACTGCGAGTTCGTATGTGGGACAAACTTGCCCGCATTAACAACCTCGTCGATAAAGGAATCTATAATCCACAATACGAATCGCTCGAAGACTCCTTCAAAGACTTGGCTAACTATGCCATCATCGGTCTTCTAGTCTTAAGACAGCAATGGGATAGTGAGAAGTGAAGAACTCTTCGTTTGATTTAGATTTTTCTTATGGCAGGGTAGGTGAGTCATTAGTAGATGAACTACTTACTGGCGGTAAGACTGTCGAAGTAAAGCGAGATAGACGATGGCACGAGACGAACAATGTTTATATCGAAGTTAGATGTTGGTATAACAACTCTCAGTCTTGGGAGCCATCAGGTTTATCTGTCAGTGAGGCATCCTACTGGGCCTTTGTCTTAGAAAGTTCTGTGTTTATAATCCCAACTGAAGTCTTAAGAAGTGCTGTGTCAAAGTATGGAAGAGAAATAACCTGTGAAATACCACCTAATAAATCCACGGGTTATCTAATCAGGATAGAAGATTTACTATCCGAAACAAAAGAACATAGGAGTTTATGAGAGAGCCCGAACTATTCGAGTGGCTGAAGGATAATCTATATCCTGACCTATCTCGTTCCGAGTCTGAGTTTGATGGCTTCGACTGTAAATCAGATGAGAAGAAATTATTTATAGAACTTAAGTCACGAAACACTCACTACGATGAACTACTTATTGAGAAATATAAGTTTGATTTCCTTGTCGTAGAGGCGGGGAAGTTATCTTACGCACCTTGCTATGTGAATTACACCCCGCAAGGGGTATATTTTTTTGACCTTGATTCCATACTTAAGAATGAATTCGATATGAAGTGGCAAGACAAATGGCTTCCCGTCACAACCGAATTCCAAAACACCAACAACCGAATGAAGAAAGTCGGTATGTTAGATATCAAATGGGGAACTAAATTACTATGAACTGGGAACGCATTCAACATTGGCAGTATGTAGTAGATGCTGTCGCTCTGGAATACTCTCGCAAGTTTGAGATGGTAGAACTTGATGACTTAAGACAGAGCCTGTATCAATGGTTTGCTGAGCACCCTAATAAGTTAGATGAGTGGGAAGCAATTGGAGAGAAGGATGCTAAGAATTTAATCTATCGTAGCCTACGGAATCAGGCTTTAGATTACTGCCAAAGATGGAAGGCTAAGTCTGTTGGCTATGACATCTCTGACCTTTACTACTACGCCCCTGAGGTAGTCGAGGCGTTGATGCCTCCTGTCTTAAGAGGTGAGTTTAATTCAACCCATAAGTTTAACCTTAGTAGAACTGGTCGCCCCACTGCGCCCGCTGAAGGTGGCAACTTGGTAGCGATGATGGTAGAAATTGATTATGTTTATTGGAAGTTAGGTAAGGAAGATAGAAAGATTTTATTTATGCGTCACGCTGAGTCTTTAGACTTTAAAGAAATTGCTAACCTATTTAACCTTGGCTCTGAAGATGCTGCTCGTATGCGGCACAAGCGGGCTGTTAATAGGTTGATTAGAAAAATCGGTGGCTTCAAACCCTTCCCTGATTATGACTTGCCAGATAAGGAAGAGGAAGAACCTGAGGTTGTATCTGAGGTAGAACCTACCCCTGAAGATTAGTTTTGGTTATCTGTTTTATAGAACCCACTGCCCTTGAATTGAACACCAGGGGCAGACCATACTCGCTTCATAGTTCGATAACATACTGGGCACTCTGGCCCAACCTCAAAATGAATCTGCGTTTCTTGATATGCTAAACATTCTTCACATCTAAACTCATATCTTGGCATTACATCTCCTCGTCTATTGGTGTCGGCGCGGTGGCTAACGCTCCGCACTCTTTACATTCTTGTCTTAAGTCATACCAGCCTACATCTCTGGTCTCTTCGTCCCACATAACTGTAATATTCCACATCTTACTGCCACATATACAGACTAATATCGGGTCGCCTCGTAAGTCTAGCATCAGTAATTGTTATGTCTTAAGTGATGTTTCATTGCTTCACACGGGGTTTTGTATCTGTGTTGGATATATTTGTATGCGTGGAGGATTTGAATTGCGGGGTCTTTGCTAGTTTCCTTAAGCCTTTGCCCAATACCAAATGCCGATGAACCTTGCTTGTTCTTTGCGAGGTGGTCATAACGAGCCTCTTTAGTAAAGATATAATCAAGACATCTCCATTCCATATTACGCCACCCATATCCTACCCAAGCGTAGCGTTTTGCTAGGGCTTTATTTGCCCTCTTCTCTTCCATTGTTGCTTGATTTCTTTCTTCGATTATCGGCGCTCTGTCTTTGATTAAGGGTTGGAGTAGGGGTGGCGCACTCGCTATGAGTATCACGCCAGCCACCACACTCACCGCAAGGGGGCTCGTTTTCATTACGCAATTCTACCAACTTTCTTCCTAACACGCGAGGTCATCTGCTTCTCGCTCTGAATTAACTTTAAGTTCATAGTTTTTTTAGCCATAGTCCTACGCTCAAATGCTGTAAGCCCGCC